CGGGTTCACGTTCGGGCGGCTCGACCCGGACGCGCTGGCGGCGGCGCAGGAATTGGCGGCGCTGCGCATCACCAACATCGCCGCGGAAACGCGCGGGCGGATCGCGGTGGCGCTGCGGCGCTCGATGGCCGGCGGGAAACCGTTCCACGAGACGATTAACGAAATCGCTGGCGAGATTGCCGGTGCGCCGGGCGGCAAGGTGTCGCTCTGGTCGCAAGCTGGTGACCGGGCGTTTCGGATCGCGGCAACGGAGATCCCGACGATCCAGTCGGTGGCGTCGACGTCGCGGATCAACCAAATGGCCGACCGGCTGGGGAAAGACTCGGTGCAGAAGCGCTGGTCGCATCATCCGGTGGCCAGGGTGCCGCGCGTGGGGCACGTTTTGCTGCACGGGGAGCACGTCACGACGGATGAGCGGTTCGAGAACCCGGAGACGGGGGCGCTGCTGCGCTTTCCGCACGACGGCGAGGCAATCAATCCGAGTCCGAAGGTGCGGAACTGGACCGTGGCCAGCGAGGTGATCCAGTGCAGTTGCTCGGTGGCGCCGCACATCGTGGCGCTGTCCAAGCTCGACGAAATGTTCGAACAACAGCGGAAGCAGGCGTTGGGCCTGGCCGCATGAAGAGGAGAAAAAAGTCATGCAGATTCTAGTAGGCGAGCATCAAGAGGGCACAGGGAAGAAGGACAAGCAAGGGAACCCGATCAAGGCGACGGTGAAGGAGTACGTAACGATCCCAGACGAGCCGAGGCTGCTGAGCGATTTCCCGGCGAAGACGATTGCGGCGCAATCCACGCCGGACACGGACGGCAAGGTCGTGGTGGTGACGGTGGACGGGAAGAAGTTCCGGGTGACTGAGGGCAAGGGCAAGGTCGGCGGCGCGCCGGTAGATGAGGAGAAGGAGAAGGCGGCCGGCCCGAAGGGCAAAGGCTAAGGAGATGGAACCGGATACGAGACGAATCCGAATTCGCGAGGACGCCGCCGCGGCAGAAGCGGCCTCCGTGCAGATCGTGGAGGCCGCGGGCGTCATTGCGGCGGCGCCGCAGGCGGCGACGGGGCGGAAGTGGCGCGTGCGGGTGTTCGAGTACGGCCTGTCGAAGAACCGCTACGAGGTGGACGGGCGCAAGCTGCCGCTGCTCTGGACGCGGGAGTCGGCCGAGGCGTTGCTCGGGCATCTCGACGGCGCGCAGGCGTTCGCTAACCATCCGGAGCCGGGCGCGGCGCACCGCAGCGTGCGCGACCTGATCGGCTACTACTCGAACGCGGGCGTGGGACCGAAAGGCCCGGAGGCGGACCTGGAGATTCTGGAATCGGAAGACTGGGCGCAGAAGAAGATGCTGGCGGCGTGGAAGCTGGGGCGTCCGATGGCGTTCTCGATCCAGTCCTTGATCGCGGGCAAAGTGGTGCGGCACGGCAAGGAGACGGCGCTCGAAGTGACAGAATACGGGCCGGGACTGTCGGTTGACCTGGTGAGCGGCGCGTCGTCCGGAGGGACGGCGCTGGAGATTTTGGAACAGCAAGACCCCGGAGGAGCGCAACCCTCCGGGGAACCTGGCTCCGCCAAACGGAGCACAAATGAAAAGGGAGCAAAGATGAAAAAGCAAATCCTGAAAGTGTTGGAACAGCTCCGTGCTCTCGCGAACGTGGGCGAGGCGTGGCTGGAGAAGGCGGCCGCCATCGAGGCGGACGTGAAGAAAGAAGGCGCGGACGAGAGCGCTCTGCTGGTGCAGGCCAGCGAGGCGTTCACGGGCGCGGCGGCGGAAGTGAGCGAGCGCGACGGCAAGGTGGACGGCATCGACGAGCAGGTGGAGGAGCTGCGGAAGCAGATCGCGGAGGCCGAGCGGAAGCAGAAAGTGGCGGAGGCGAAGCACCTGCTGCACACCAAGATCGCGGAGTCGCGGCTCCCGGCGACGCTGCAGAAGCTGGTCCGGGACGATCTGCACGCGCAACTCGACGACGAGCAGTACGATCCGGCCAAGATGACGGGCGCCGCCATCGACCAGAAGATCAAGCGGGTGCGGGAGGGCTACGCGCCGCTGGCCGAGAAAAACAAGGCCAGGGTGTCGGGCGTGCCGGCCTCAGCGGAGGTCGGCCTGGAGGAGAGCGACAAGTGGCGCATCGGTTTGCAGAAGCTCTTCGGCGTGACGCACGAATGGAAAGAGGTGCGCGAAGGGCAGATGGTCCGCATGGTGAAGGGCGCGCCGCTGGACGGCAGCTACCCAGGCTTCAGCGGTATCAAGCATGCGTATGGAACGATCACGGGGGATAACGATGTGTCAATGCTCCGTGACGCGAATCCGAAGCTGTCCGTCGCGGAAGACTGGGTGGCGTCGTCGTTCTCGAACGCGCTGGGCGATTCGATCCGGCGGGCGCTGCTGCAAGACTTCATGGAGCCGGACTACGGACTCGACATGCTGGTGCCGCAGTCTGCGCGCGCGAACCTGCCGGACTTTCGGACGCAGGAGCGCATCCGGGTAGGCTACTTCGGCGATCTGCCGGCGGTCGATCCGGAACTCGCGGACTACGCCGAGCTCGACCGGCCCACCGACGAGAAAGCGACCTACGCTGCGGTGCAGTTCGGCGGCCTGGTGACGATCACCCGGAAGATGATCAAGAACGACGATCTCGGCATAGTGCTGCAGATCGTCTCGCGCCTGGGACGCTCGGCGCGGCGCACGCTGGCCCGCCGCGTCTTTAACCTCCTCTTGAACAACCCCGCCATCTACGACGGCACGACCTGGTTCCACGCCACTCTGCACGGGGCGAACCTGCGCACCACGGCGCTCTCGGCCACAGAACTCGGCGCCATTCGGGCGGCCATGCGTAACCAGACCGAGAAGGACTCGAACGAGAAGATCGGCATCGGCCCGTCGATCCTGGTGGTGCCGCACGAGCTCGAAGGCACGGCCAGGACCGAGAACATGCGGGAGTTCCTGGACGACCAGTTCACGCCGAACCCGGTGCGGTTCATGTTCGGCCAGAACGGCGAGCGGATCATCGTCTCCCCGCTGCTGAGCGATGCGACGGACTTCTACACCTTTGCGGACCAGTCGCGGGCGGGGCAGCCTTGCATCGAACTTGGATTCATTGATGGGCGGCAGGAGCCTGACATCGTGATCGCCGACGCGCCGAACAGCGAGAAGGTATTCACGTCGGACCGCATCCGCTGGAAGATCCGGCACGAGTACGAGGCCGTCGTGACCGACTTCCGCGGGTCGTTCCGCAACACGGTTGCCGGATAGGGAGAGCGGGAGTCAGGAGTCAGTAGCCAGTAGTCAGAATCGGGAGCCCCGGCAGGAGCCGGGACTCCCGGAAGAAAAAGGAGCAAACGATGATTCGGAAACATGTCAACCAATTCAAGGGCGTGCTGGCGGTGCTGCTGGCGCTGGTGACGGCGAGCACGGTGCTGCTCTCGCAGACCGGCGGCGTGCGGCGCGGCGAGTACGGCGGGATGCTGGAGGGCTACCAGACGCACGTCATCCTCTGCGGCGACCTGGGGAACAACACCACGGTCTACACGAGTCCGGTGTCGGGCTTTGCGACGGGAGCGTTTTACGACGCTGGCCTGGTAGCGACCGATCTCGATTACGACCTGGCCGGCGCGGGCTGCGCGGCGGAGGACAGCACGACGGAGGCGACGGCGGACGAAATCATGTTCGCGAACAACGCCTTCCGCGTGCTGGGGATGTACTGCGCGGTGTCGGGCTCCGGCTCGAACGGCGTGACGATCAATCTGCGCAGCGCCGCGGCCAACCTGTCGCCGGACATCACGGTGACGATTCCGACGACGGAAACGACGGCCGCGACGGGCGAGTTCACGACCACGAACATTGCGGCCAACGCGACGTTTGCGGCCCGCGCGATCACCACCGAGGACCTCTCGGCGCAAGACTTCTGGTGCATCGCGCAGATCCAGGTCGTGCCCTAGCGCGGATATCCCAAGCCCGGCCTTGGCTGGCGAGCCGCGAATCACCAGCCGCGCCGCGCGGCGTTCACCGCGCAACCCTGGGGGGACGGGAGACGGGGGCGAGTTCTACGCATCTCGCCCCCCCCTGCAACCAAGCGTTACGGAGCGTGACCATGCTGCAACGAAGTCTACTGCTGATGGGGCTGCTGGCCGCGCTGTCCGGCTGGGGTTGCAGCAAGGCGGAGGAACCGCCTCAGCCTCGTGGTGCAACGGTGGCGGTGGAGGCTGAGGTTGTGCCGGGTCCGTCGTTGATGGAGACAACCGAGAGCCTCCGCCAGTCCATTGATGATCTGGGCGAGGATCTGGATCGGATTCTTGCCAATTCGCAACAGGTGGATATTGTCCTGCGGCGCGGAGGTGATCTGCCAATCGAACTGCGCGCCGTGATTATGAACGAATCGATGAGCATCGAGCCGGGGGACGAGATAACGGTTCGAGCGGCTTCACGCAAGCCATAGGCTTGCAAACACATTTTATCCCGAGCCCGGCCGCAACGCGCGGCCGGCCTTTAAGGGATGCAACCTGGAAGGTGCAACCATGAAAGTGCGAACGATGAGTTTGTTGAGTCTGATCTTCTGTATTTCAATTGCCAGCGCCCCGGCGCAGGTGGAGATGGGCACGGCGTCCGGCACGGCCGTCGGCGCGGGCGTCGAGATGGCCGCGGACTTCCGAGGCGCGGCCAACATCCACGAGGTCTACACGGTCGAGAACCGGCGCTGCTCGGACGGTATCTGGGAAAACTCGAACGATCCGGAGATCCAGGCCCAGATTACTGAAGCCAGACGCGGCAAGGTGGAGGGCCGCGACTACGATTGCTGGACCGAGTGGAGCTGGACCGGGTCAAACCTGACCACCACGCAGGGGTTGAACGACCTGCTCGACAAATATTTCAAGGGCTCGGGCTACACCGCGACGTGGTACTGCGGCCTGGTGGACAACGCCGGGTTCTCGGCCTACGACGCTGCCGATACCGCCGCGCAGATCAACGGGACAAACGGCTGGGACGAGGGCGTGCCGTACTCGAACGCCACCCGCCCGACGATCACGCTGGGAACCGTCTCGGGCGGCTCGGTGGACAACTCGGCTTCGAAGTGCGTCTTCAACATCAACGCGACGCTGACGGTGCGCGGGGCGTTCGTGATCTCGGACGACACCAAGTCGGGGACGGCGGGGTTTCTCTACGGCGAGGCGGACTTCGCCGCGGCGCGCGCGGTGCTCTCCGGCGATACGCTGAACGTGACGACGACGCTGACGGCGAGCTGGCTGATCTTCCCTGATTTTGGGCCGAAGTTTGGGCCGGAGTTCCTGCGCGTGGCGCCGATGGAAAGGGCTCCGTACTGGACTGAGCAGTTGGCGGCGTAGTAGTCAGTAGCCAGTAGTCAGGAGTCAGGAGTCAGAATTGAAGAACAGGCAGCGCCATTTGGCGGGGGTGGGGCAGTGAACCGGCGGAACTTCATCCTGGGGGCGGCGCTGGCGTCTGGGGGGCTGGCCGTCAGCGGGCGCGGGCAGGCTCAGGGCCAGAATCGATTTGTGAAGCGTGGACCTTGCACAGCCAGATGTTGTGATGATTCTCCATTAGTTCCAGTGAAACGAGCCGATTCACTGCGAGAGGATGGACAGACCTGTTACTTCCTGGACCGCTCGAAACCGCAAGGGCTGCAATGTTCGATCATGGCAGACTATTCAGCACTCAACGACTGGCCGCAGGAGTGGAAGCATGAGTTTATGACTCACTGCGACCTGTACCCGACGCGATGTTACGAAGGGAATCCTGGTGGGCCGGAGAAGTGCTGTTGGGAGAAAGTAAATGCGTAACCTGTTTTTGATCTTGCTGCTGTGCGCGATATCTGTTGTGGCGGATACGGTGGACTTGCGGCCTAACACAGACGTGCAGAGAAACGCCGTTATATTTGGTAGCGGAACCGGCGATTGCGTGAATGATTCTACGGAGTACGGCTGCATCAACAGCGATGTGGAAAGCCCGGAAGATTCCACGTATCAAGGTTTTGCCAGTCCCGCCGATGACGGAGTAGAACAGGAGCACGGTTTTGAGGATGCGCCAGGGGATTTTGGGAGCACCAACACCGTAACCCTAAAAGCGAGAGTTCGTGAGCCCGGCCTTACCAATGAAGATCGATTAGAAATTTGGCTGGAAGTAAGTGGGGTACAGTCTGGGGGGACAAAAACCGCCTCTGGAATTGCAGGCAAGGACTGCCAGTTGAGTGGCGCTGCTTTGGTAGATTGCAGTTTCACGGATGCGGCGTGGGATAGCTGGAGTGGTGATGACATCACCAATGCAACCGTGGTCTGGACCGTAGCAACTGAAAATGTGGCGATGGGGGATGCAACGGGTTTTCATGTGATGGAGATTGAGATCGTGTTGGACTACAACGTGGCCGGCTCGACGTATAACGAATCCATCAGCGCCGCGATGACGACGTCGTTCAGCACGCTCACCGTGCTGGTGATGCCCGGCGCGCTGGCGGTTGCGGCGGCGAGCGGCTTCACGCCGGGCGCGGTGCACGAGATGCTGGCGGCGCTGACGCTGCCGGGCGCCACCGGGTTCACGCCCGCGCCGGGGACGGATATTCCGGTGGCGATGTCGGCGGACGCCACAGCCGGCACGGGGATCAACGGCGGGCTCGCGCTCGATGGCGAGATTGCGGCAGCCGCGGCCGGCGGGTACGCGGCGGCCACGTTTGTGGGGCACGGGCCGCAGCTCGCGTTTGCCGCGGCGAGCGGCATTGCCTGGGCCACGCAGGCGGATTTTGTCGGCGCGGTTGCACCGGCCGTGAACGCGGCGTTCACGCCGGCGGGCGTGGCGGATTTTCTGTCGAGCTTCTCGGCTGACGCTTCCGGCGCCGTCTCGATGTCTGGCGGGCTCGACTACCAGGGCGCAATCGCGGCAGGCATGACCGGCGCGGCAACGTTCGCGCCGGAGAACGCGATCCCCGCAGCGATCACGGCGGACGCGGCGGGCGCGGCGGCGTTCGCTCCGAGCAACTCGATTCCGGCATCGGCTTCTTACGCTGCGTCCAGCGGGTTCACGCCCTCGGGCGCGGCGGATTTCCTGTCGAGCCTCTCGGCGGACGCTTCCGGCGCCGTCTCGATGTCGGGCGGCTCGGATTTCCAGGAGGCGTTTGCCCTGGCCGCCTCTGGCGGCTATGCCACGGCGGTGACGCTGGACGCGGTGGGTAGTCTGAGCGCGGCGGCGCTTTCCGGGTACACACCAGGCGCAGCGGCGGACCTGCAGTCGGCGGCTGCATTTTCGGCAGCCGGCGGCTTCACGCCGGCGCCGGGCACGGACATTCCCTCGAGTGCCGCGTTCGGAGCGACAGCCGGCAGCGCGCTGGCGGCGGGCTTGCTTCTCGACGGCGCGGTCTCATTCGGCGCGACGGCGGGGACCGGGCCGTCCACGACGCTCGATGCCCTGAGCGCGGCGGCGTTCGCGGCGGCGCTCGGGTTCGTCAACCCGGACGACGGGTTCATGTCGGGGTCCGGAGCCATGATTTTCAATGAGTCGATCAGCCTTCCGGTGACGCTGCTGTTGCTGTCCGCGCCGCAGGTATTCCGCCCGGACGCGAACGTGACGGGCGAGGTGCCGGGCCAGCCGACGGGCGAGGTGCCGGGCCAGCCGACGGGCGAGGTGCCGGGAAGATGATCCGCAGATTACGCAGATTACGCAGAGTGAAGAACGGACGGGACCGGGTGGAAAGCGGAGCGGAGTGTTTCCGGGCATCTGTGAAATCTGCGAAATCTGTGGATAAAAGGTTCCCAAGATGAGCGCGCAAAAGCCCATCCTGCAAGTGTACAAACGCCCGGCGGAGAAGTTCGACGTGACGCTCGACTTCACTGCGGTCCTGGCGGGCTCGACCATTCAGTCGATCACGTCGGTGACGGCGGTGGACCTCGACACGGGCTTGACGGCGGCGGGCATCATCTCCGGGAGCGCGATCAGCGCGGACGTGAACGTCGTCGTCGAGATCCAGGCGGGCGCGGCGGGCAAACGCTACCGCATCGACATCCTGGTCGTCTCCGCGATCGGGAAAATTCTGCAGGGCGAAATCTGGCTGGACGTGATCGCCTGGGACCGCTTCCAGCAGGGCGTGGCGCAGCGCATCCAGGACAGCGCGGGCAAGATCACCATCTCGGCGATCGTCGGGTGCATCCAGAAAGCCGTCAAGGGCCCCTACGCGCAGGCGCGTCCGCTGGTGAAGGTCAAGGACTTCGCGGGCGACTCGCTGGTATATGAGTACGAGGTAAACGCGACGAACTTTCCCGGCTGGGTGGACGAGGCCAGCCACTTCCGGGCGCTCGAATATCCGGCGGGGGAGAAGGTTCCGGTCTACCTCGATGGCGGCGAGTGGGTCTATCCGATCCGGATCAGCTCGACGGTGAAGATGCTGCGGCTGCTCTCGACGGTGCCGCAGACGGGCAAGACGCTGCGCATCCACTATTCGGCGCCGCACGCCGAGGATGGCTCGACCGTGCCCGACGTGGACTTCGAGGCGGTGTGCGACCGCGCGGCGGCTTACGCCTGCGTGATGCTGGCGGCGGCGTACAACCAACTGGTGGACCCGGTGTTCAACGCGCCAACCGACGGCGCGCACCAGACCAAATCGCAGCACTACCTCTCGCTGGCGAAGAAGTACGAAGGGCAGTTCGAGAGCGCGCTGGGCCTGGGCGGGCAATCGAAGCAGGGTCCGGCGTCCGGCTGGGTCGAGTGGGAGTCGCCGCTGGCGGAAGGCTCGCCGAAGCTGACGCACTGAAAGCGGGAGTCAGGAGTCACTAGCCAGTAGTCAGTAGTCAGTAGTCAGGAGTCAGTAGGAAAGAACGTGCAGGACATCAGCGCAAAACTCGATGTGGCGAAAGTGAAGCGGCTGCTGCAGCGCGCCCCGGAAGCGTTGCAGGCGGCCATCCTCCTGGCGTCGGAGAAGCTGCTCTCGGAGATGCGGACGACGGCGGCAGCGATTGTGGACAACCCGCGCGTGGACCCCACCTGGATACGGCACGCGGGGCCGTCGCCAGCCGTGGCGTTCGGGAACCTGGCGCGGAGCATTGATTTCGAAGTGAGGACGCAGCCGCCGTTCGGCGGAGTGCTGTTCGTCAAGCCGCCCGCGGACGTGTACGCGCTGCCGGTCGAGACGGGAACGCGGCCGCACTTCCCGCCGCCGGCGGCGCTGCTGCCGTGGGTCAAGAAGAAGCATCCGGGAATCGCGGAGCCGGAGGCGAAGACGCTGGCGTTCCTGGCGGCGCGGAAGATCAGCAAAGTGGGAACGACGGGCATTTTCTTTTTCGAGCGCACGCGCGCGGCGCACGAGCCGGCCGTCGAGCCGACGTACGATGCGGCGCTCGACGAAGCGATTGCGCGGCTGGAAGGCGGGGAGTAAAAGCGTGCAGCCGACCGAGATGGTCAACGAAATCGCGGCGCTGGTGGAGGCCGTGCCCGGCATCGGGAAAGTTTTCCGGTTCTACGATCACGTCGATAGCGAGGCGGAAGTG